GCAACAGCACCAACACTTAGATCATCGTCTTCATCTTCTCCCATCTTTCTACTAAACATAGAACGCATTTTACTTTTAGGTTTTGATTTTTTTCCTCTAGAAACCTTTTTTCTAATTTGGTCTTGACCTCTGAAAAGATCATCAATATGGTGTGCAATATCATTCACATCTTTAGCGGTATCTATAGCACTTTTGATACCACTAACTGCTGATTTTGCAAGAGCTATTCCTGCTAATATTTCTACAACCATAAATTATTCTCCGTTCACCTATATTTATAAAAAAAAGAGGGTTCCAAATAGGAACCCCCTTTAAGTTTGTAGTCAAGTTTCTTCTTATTATTACATAAGATTGTTAACTTTAACCCTACGATAGTAAGAGTTGGTGTTGGCATCCAAGGAAGCATCTGAGTTAAGACCAGAAGCAGGGAAACCATCAGACGCAGCACCGGCAGCAGCAAATGGATTTGCGGCCATTCCGTAACGTGTCTTGAAACCAATCTTTGGTTGGAAGGTGTTCTCACCAACCGCACGAACCATTTGCAATGGAACATATGGGCAGTAGAAGAAACCAGCGTCATAAGGTGAAGAACCTTTATAACCAGCAACGTAGTACTGAGAAGCAGCCACGTTGGCAGAATAAGGATCGACATATACCTTATAACGACCATTCATCACACCAGCGAATGTGGTGGATGTATCGTCTACATTAAGGTTGTTGTTAAGAGCGGGTGTGTAATCAAGTACACCAGCCATCTGAAGGGCAGAAGCAACATCAGCGGAGCAGATGATGATATTACCCTTGCCACGTCTGGTCTGTTGACCAATCGCATTGGCATCACGTTCGATTTGGAACATCAAACCTTTAAACTTCTCAACACTCCAACGTCCGTTAGAGTCTGTATCAAGGTCAAAAGTACCAGAAGTTGTTGTGTTGACTTGTGCGCCAGGAACGGCAGTAATGTACAAGTCACGAATAACTTCACGGTTGATTTCTGCAAGAATTTCCGTAGAAAGAATGTTGGAAAGTTCTGTTTCTGCATCCAAACCATGAATGGCTTTAAGGTCTTGAGCAAGTTCCATTGTGTACTCTGCTTTAAGGGCACGTGTAACTGCTGTAACCGTTGTCTTTTCGATACTGAACGCCATCTCTGCGAAAGAGTTAGCAGTTGCATCACCCAAAGCTTCACCTTGAGCAGTAGTCATACCTGTTGGAGCAAGATATGTTCCAGCAGGACTATCGTTCAGAAGTTTAGGGTTAGTACCTGTGTTGGCTGAAGATGTTAAGTCACCAGCGGCATCATCGTTAGAATGGCCAGGTGCTTCATCAACCAGAGCCTCGTCACCATCAGAAGATGCAAACTTAGCACGCATTGCAAAGATCAAGCCGGTTGGACCTGTCATTGGTTGCACACCACATACATCATAAGCGATGAGGTTAGGCATTGCACGGCGAACGAGTGAGATCAAAATTGGGTCCCAATTTGAAATCTGACCACCAGTGCTGTTTGTTGGTGCAGCTTCTGAAAGAAAACTTGCGTCTTCTCGCATTGCCTTTTCTTGGTTCTCTAGAATGAGAGTAGTAACGGCCCGCTTATAAGAATCCTCAATCTTTCCAAGATCGGGGTGTTCTAGGACTGGCTGCCACTTTTCTTGTAGATGTTCTGTCTGAAACATTTGTTTCTCCTTTTTAGTTACATCCGTTTATAATTTACGCACTCGCCTTGTGATCACGACTGATAGCAGACATATACTTTCGCATACTATCTGTCGTATCAACGTCCTGGTGCGGTGCCACCATCTTCATTATCAAAAGTAGTTCCTGTACTATCAGTAGCTGTAGAAACTTTAGGGAAATAACTTTCCTTGAGAGTGGAGAGTTTTTCTTTGAAAGACTCTTCATCTACAAAATCTACATCTTCTATTAGTGACTTGAACTTTTCAATCTCTGTGTCTGCTAAATCGTCAGAAACTTCAGCAATAACTTGCTCACGAACCAATCCAGAGTTTTGTTGAGAAATGTCAACATTCTTTTGAATTTCTTCGTTAATCTTTTCTTCCAACTCAGCAATCTTTTCTGATTGAGCTTCCAGAACGTCATATTTTTCGTCTGGAACGTCAATATAGTGATCTTCAAACAACTGTTTCAGTCCAGAGATAAAGTCTTCTGCAATTTCGCCTTTTAATCCACGCTCGATTGCCAACTCATTCTCTTTAGTCCATGTCTCTACAACGTAGTTGAGATATGTATCAACCTTCTCAGTGAGTTCATCTTTGAAGGTTTCTACTTCTACTTCTTTCTCACTATTAACAGCCTCACAGATACGCTCTACTTCTGAACGCATCTTAGACTTAACAGCAGCTTCAAACACTGTAGCTGCTTTTTTCTTAAACTCTTCAGAAAATTCTTCACCTTCTGTAAGAGCTTCAACGTCTTCTTTGACAGAGATAGTCTTAATTTTTTCTTCAATCTCTGTTTTAGCATCTTCAAGTTTCTTGAGTTCTGCTTGAGATTCTTCATCCATCTCTTCTGATGGTTGCATCATTCCTTCGTAAGCAGCTTTGAGTTCAACGGCTTTCATATTTTCCATCTTACCCATCCATTTCTTTTTTCATCATTTCTTTAGTCATACGAGCTTCAACAACAACCTCTTGACCTTCTTCTGGTTCTACATAATCACCAGCAGCAAGTTTTTCGGGTTTCATTGGTTTCATTTCGCTCTTTTGTTGAGCATCACCAGAAACTTCTTTTGCTTTTGCAGCTGCTTTCTTTGCAGGGGCATCTTTTTGTTCTGGATCGACAACAGCGGCACCAGTATCTTCTACTTCACCGCCTGGTGTTGAACCTTTTGTTTTCTTTTGACCTTCAGCAGGAAGAGCACCCTTTTTAGGTGCATCGGCTCCGTTAGCTTCCTCGATTTCTTCGAGTTCCGCCAGAACCTCTGCTTCAAGTTCCTCAATTGTTTGATCTAATTCGGACATAGGGTGTCTCCTTAAACGTGTTTGTTTTTGTAATATTTATTTATAAATTACAACTTTTCAAGAAATTTAGCAAACTCTAAAGCTTCTAAATTTACTTGTCTCTGATGCTTCTTTACATCAAATTTCTTTTTTAAATCCGCAACGTGTGCTTCCACAAGTGATCCATTATTCCAAACCCACTCTTTTCCCTCCATAATACCTTCTACGAAAGCATTAGGAGCAGATGGGTCTGCTACGATATCAGCAGCTGTTGCAAGATAAAAATCATCACTGACTACATTGGCTCCGCCTTTTTGTCTCAAACTTCCCATACCTCTAGAGGAAACACCTAGTTTTGCACCTTCATCCATTAAATTTTTAACTATCTTACCCATAGGTGTGTCCATAATCTTAGCTTCACCAATAAAATTCTTACCGTCAGGCTTTAAAGATGTAATCATATGTGAAACCCTTTCCAGATTGACTGTTGGTCCGTCTGGGTGTCCTAGTTCACCAAATGCCCGATTTTGCTCAATAAAATTTTTATTATACTTCTTAACTTCTTCACCAAGTATTTCCATAGGATATACTCGTCCATTACGATTCTTTATGTCCGCTTGCATAAAAATACCACGAATCTTGTAATTCTTTCCACCACCTTCTTTTTCTTCGGTAATATACTCTACTTCTTCGATTGCCTCAGAAAATAATTTTACTGTATTCATTGTGCTATCCTTATGACGTATAGTTTTCGTCTTTCTTAAATTCTATGATAATTGTACCAGATGTACCAAAACAACTAGCTTCATGATCACCAGAAGTTGCGGTGGTGTTTGTCGCAGCAGATTTAATTGCACTAGCAGTGCCGTCATAGTGTCCTGTACCAGCACATCTAAACTGTGTAGAATCTTGTGAATTGTTTGCGGCTGCACCAACTTCTATAATTTCTACGTGACCAGTGTCATCATCTGCTGTACCCTGTACTAATGACCACCAAATACGATTGAGATGTAGTTTTGCACCGTTTGCGTGTCCAGCTAATGCACTCGCATCTAGAATAGCGTTATTTGCAGTTGTATCATCTTCGATATCAACCAAGATGGTGACAAATCCACCAGCGCCTGGAGCATTTACAGCTGTGTCTCTCAATGTTCTTGTTGCAAAAGCCATTCTCTAACTCCTTAAATCGATAACATTTCTTTTTCAAAATAACCTAAAAGTTCTTTTTCCGATACTTTAAATTTTTTTGATACGTCTTTTATACTTTTTTCAAAACTATTTAGGAAATCTGAAGGTTTAGAATCCATTTTTTTGAAAATTTGATCAACAGCATCTTTCATCTTCGGAGAAAGTCTTTTATACTCCTTAGATTTCTTATGCTCATCTTTTTCAACTAAAGACTCATATAAAGTGTCAAACTTCTGACTCATTTTCTTCCTCTTTAGAAACACTCATACTTTTTACAAAAGTGCTTGCAATTTCTTTACGTTTTACTTCTAAAGTATCACCAACTTTAGTGGCCATACTTTTTGTGAAAACTTTTTCTGCTTCCATATTATTTCCATCTACAATTGCGTCTACAAATTCTCTACTCATAATTAATTTCCTTCCTTTTCTGGTTCTTCATAATCTGGCATTTGATCTGGTGATATAACACCACCAGCACCATCTTGTGGGTAACGTGTAATTCCATCACCACCATCTGGTATATCAATTCCACCATCCATTGGATCAATATCAACTTCACGTTGAATCTGTTTTCTCATTTCATCAATCTCAGCATCGTTCATACGTAGAACTTTCTTGAGGACATATTCTTTACTAAAGAATGTTCCAACATAAGACTGTATACTTTCTAGTGACTGTATTCTATTTTCTAGAAGTTCTGCATCTTTTAATTCTGCAAAATGACCATCCTGTAAAAAGTCATACTGTAGATGTTCTTGCATCATTGGCCAATCATCTGGTGCAATAATACCTTTGAGTAATAACTGTGTCTTGAGAATGTCAGTAAATAGTGGTGTAAATTTTTTACGAATACGTTGCACAAACTTTGTAAATTTAAGTTCATCTCTCGTAATTTCTGTAGACCTTCCAAGAGAAAATCCTGCTTCACTATCCATTCTTGAAATAGGAACATT